ACGATCGCCTCCAGGGGGTTGCCCATGGGGTCACGCCGCAGCACGTAGCGGTTGAGGTGGTAGCAGCGCAGCCCCTTCTCGCCGAGGTACATGAGCGCGTTGCCGCCCACCACCAGATGGAGAAGCATCTCGTGGACTGCCACGCGATCGTTGCTGGCTTCAATGCTGCGCAGCACTGCCCGCTCGAGCCGGGCCAGGGCCAGATCAAACTCGCTCTTGGTTTTGCCCAGCTGTTCAGCACTGGCCCCGGCGGCCTGTAGCTGCTGCTCGTTCTTGGCCATCTCGATCTCATCGATCGTGAAGCGGAAGAACGTTTCCGTTGGGGGCAGCAGCGCCAAGCTCAGTCGGCTGGTGATGTTGTGAACACCGCGAGCGCCAATGCCGTTCCAGGGCAGCGGGAAGCTCTCGGTCTGGTTGGGTGTGTACTCGTCGTTGAGCGGCACCAGGTACGGCAGGGTCAGCCGTGCTGCTGCTCGTGCTCTCTCGAGGTAGTAGTTCCGGTCGCCCTCAAGGTTCCGGTAGCGCTTAGAGCAGCTCATCTCAGCCTCCGAGATTTACGCCAACGCCCGAGCTGACGCTGGAAGAACCGATGCGCAGCCCCGATGTTGCGCTGGTGGTGCGTGCACCGCCGGCCTTGGGAGCCTTGCTTTGCGAGGCAGTTGGGGCGCTGTCGGTGGGCCTGGTGGCCAGGATCCGCAAGGTGGCACCGACCGTGTTGGTGGCGTCTTTCATCTGCTGGATCTGAGCAAGCTGCTGTTGCTCCTGCGCTTGCAGTTGAGCGACTTGCTGTTGCTGGTTGGCCTGCGCTGCCACCTGCTCTTGCTCAAGTCGTGCCATCTCTGCTTGCTGCGCTGCGACCGCGGCTTGCATGGCCCGCTCTTGCTCGGCCACTCGACGGCGCTGTTCTTCTGCAGCACGCTCAGCAGCCCATTGCCGCCGCTTGGCTTCCTCTTCGTGGTGCCGGTTGTTTCCCCCTGCGCACATGGCTCAGACTCCGATGTTGATGCCAGAGCCCTCGCTCATGGCCGTGGCACCAGGAGCGATCTTCAGCGTGCCCTTGGTCTTGTCCTTTTTCTTGGGCGCAACGGTGGTCTGTGCCGCGACGGGCTCGGTCTGGGTGGTGGTGGTTGCGTAAGCGGCCTGCTGCTGGGCCGCGGCGGATGCAGTGGCTGATGCCATCTCGGCCTCCAGCTCTGCCTTGCGCTGTGCAGCTGTGGCGTTGGCGTCGTCGATTTGCTTTTGCAGTGCAGAGGCAAACTGCTGCTGCTGCGTCATCGACTGCTGGCGGTACTGATCCAGCGCTGCGTTGTTGCGGTCAATGTCCGCCTGGCTGGGGCCCTTGTAGACAATCTCTGGGGCCTGAGGTGCAGATCCGAAGCACATGGTCAAACTCCTGTGGTGATGTTGAGGCCCGTGCCGGCGCCTTGGCTGGAAGCCACAGCCCGGTCAATCCGTAAGCCGCGCTTGCCAGTAGGCCGTGTCATCTCGGCTCGATCAGAACCAAGGACAGGTGCCTGTGCCGTCTTGTCAGGCGGCGGCGCACCCATCAGGGCAGCCATGCGTGCAGCGTTTGCGTTGGTGTCGTTGGCTTGCTGCGTCTTGAGATCACGCAAGTCGCCAAGCACCTGCTGCTGGTCCGACAAAGCCCTGCTGAGCTCCATCTGCTTGAGCTGGATGGCTCCGTCTTGCGATGCCTTCATGGCATCGAACTGCGCCTGGGCCATCCGGTCGTAGGCCCCGGTGTCCGGCATCGTGATTACGGCGCCACCGCCGCCGCCACCGAAGCACATCAGAGCTCCTCCAGAATCAGCGGGTCGGACTTCTGCTCTTCAAGCAGTTGCTCCAGATAGACAATGACCTCTTGCTGGCCAATCAGGATGTCCAAGTCGCGTGGCGACATGGACCGATTGACCGCTGCTGGAAAAAGCTCCCGCAGCTTTGCAATTAACTGATCAGTGACTATGGGCTGAAGCACTGCAGCTGTGCAGATCAAGCTCAGGCTACCGGGGGACTCCATAGCAGGGGAGTGCCGCTCGTCAAGTCGTACTCGCCTGCGCGAAGGATGCGTGCACAGCGGGCTTGCGTCTTCGCATAGACCTCGCCAAAGCCTTTCTTGAGGAAGGCCTTGAGCACCTCATCCCACATCTCCACTTCTGTTGAGCAACCAGCAAGCAACTTGTCTGCGCCAACAGGGCCAACGCCTGGACAGCCGGGATAGTTATCACTGGCATCGCCAGTCAGCACCTGGCGGTAGAAGTTGCGATCGGCTTCAAGGCGACTGATCTCAACCACCTCGCCATCGCGCAAGTGCAGGCCGGGCAGGGTGAGCATGTCCTTGTCAACAGAGACAATCACATCGCCCTCCTCGTAGAGCACGCCGAGCACGTCGTCGCCCTCGATGTCAGGCAGCTCGACCGCCTTCCATCCACGGGCGGGGCCAGCGTTGTGGACCCACTCGATCAGCTGCCGGTAGCCCGCAGGCCTGCGGTACTTCTTGCGGTTGCCCTTGTACTGAGGCCAGACCCCATAGCGAAACGACGTGGAGCTGCCAAACACCAGCACCAAGTCGTGCTCAGGCAGAGCCTCGCGGAACTGGCCAAGCGTTTCTTGGAAAACTTCCTTGGCATCGTCGTGCCGGCAGAAGTAGGTCCAGACGTCCGGCTCCCACTCGACCTCGTACTGGCAGGCAGAGGCTGCGGTGAACAGGTAGAACTCCGTGTCAATCAGAGCCTTCATGGGTGAATGGTGCCGATGTAGAGGATGCCGATTGCCACCGCACAGAACAGGCAGGTGGCCAGGGTGAGCGCGGTGTCTTTATCCATCGGTCAGCTCTTGCGCTTCTCGAATCAGGCGATCTGCCACCTCGTTGATGGCCAAGTGGCAGATCCGCGCCTGCCCTGGATCTGGCGCCCAGGTGCGAATGGTGTTGGCGATCTCGCGGATCACCTCTTTCATGCGGCGCTTGTCATCAATGCCGTACTCGCCAAGGGCGTTCTGTACCGACAAACAGTTCTGCAGCAGGTTCATTGGAGTGAGGTAACGGTGGCGTCGGGCCAGATGTTCTGGCAGTAGAGAATTGCTTTGGCCAGGCTTGGCGCTGGCTTGGTGACCCGCATTGCCCTGTAGCCAGGGCGCTTGACCTCAAGGACAAACATTCGAGTCGCCTCCTTGGGTTTGGGGTGGCTGATGCCTGGGCCAAGGATCGGTTCAGGGCCTTCTTGCGGTAGACGGCCAGGGACCATCCAGCTCATTACTCGCGCTCCATCTCGAGGATCTGCTCGCAGGCTCTGATGTAGCCCTCCCACCACACTTGCGCGTAGCTTCGTTCGACGGCCTCATCGTGGTACTTAAGGCCGTAATTCAAAAGTCGAACGATGGCGGCTCTTGAGACGTCGATGGGTTCTTCTTGTTTGGTGGACATGGCTGAATGTTGCGAAGGTCGTAGACACGGATGTTTCGTTGTTGTGCGCCGCGATTGAACATCACGGAAACTGAATTGCCATAGGTCTCGCTGATGTGGCCGCGGACCCAACCGCCAAGAGCACGGAATCGAACCTCTTGGCCCTTCTTGTATTGATCCCAGCTCATGGGTAGTGGTGTTTGCGAAAGGCCTCCATGTCCCGAAGCTCCATGTCTTCAAACCTGGGGTGCTCTTCCAGAAACTGCTTGCTAGGCAGCACCACATCACGAGCCTTCTTGTTGAACTGCAGCACTGACCATTTGCCAGTGAGAAGGCCGTGCTCAAGGATTGCCCTGAGCTCGGCATGACTCATCAGCGGTTGCATCAGCTCGCATCCAACCGGGCTTCCTCTTGCTTGACCCAGCTCAGGTATTCGGCCCAGCGCTGGGGCGTCAGGCCAGGCCCATCGCTTGCTGCTGGTGGCAGCAACGGATGCTCAGTGCAGCTGAACGGCACATAGGCATCGGAGTTGTGGGGGTCAGGTGGTGCGGCCAGGGTCCGAGGGCTGCTGGGGAGGAGAGCCAGCTGCTGTTCTGACGGTTGGCAGAAGGCAGGCAGCTCTTCCTTGAACCCCCAGCTCCTGTTGGCCATCCCGTTTTCTGTGCGATACAGCGGTGCCATCAGTTCTTTCCAGGTGGGGTAGCGCTTGAAGACGTCGGGCTTCAGGCTCTGGATCCACTGCTCAGCAGCCCACATGAATTGGGGCTCGTTGATCTCTGGGAACTCAGAGGTGAAGCTGTGGAACTTGAGCCGGCAGATGTGAGGGCTCCAGCGGTCGGCCTCCTTGATGCGCAGATGGGCTGCGATCATTTCGGCGACCGCCAGAAACGTCTCTGGTGTCAGGCGGTTTGCTCTGGCCATTGCTCAAGGGCGGCGAGCATCGCCGGGTCTTTGGGCATCGGTCGTCCACTGGCCGTGGGCTTGGCCAGCTCCTGCTTCAGGTACTCAGGCTTGAGTGCCTGCCAGCCGTGCTCAACACCAGCAAGCGCGAGCAAGACCTGTTGCGGGTGGGACAAGTTGGCAACGCGATGAACGCTGGCTTGCCATGCCGCTTCGGTCCAGGTGGCATTGCCCCTGTGCTTTGAGCGACGGCTTTCGTTCCACCACTGCACCAGCAGCGGCTGTGCTTCGGGTGTGATGGCACCCAAAGCGCTGTCGTTCAGGTGGGCGACGTAGTGGGCAGCAGACTTGGCCTGCTTCTTGGGCACGTCCGGCACCACTGCCAATGTCGGGACGGGTGCACCCATCTCGACGTAGCCAGCAGCCCGGCCCACAAAGACGCAGATGCGCTCGAGGGTTTGAAAGGTTTTGCCGCACCCTTGGCACAGCCGGATCCGGCGATCGGCGTCAGGCAGAGCACGGGTTTCCGTGACCCGGCTCTTCTCGTGGCCGCAGTGAGGGCACTTCATGCCGCCACCTCCTGGGGAGCCCACTCACCACACCACTCCTTGGGCGAAACCCCAGGCCAGTTGTTGAGTGAGATGTTGTCGAAAGGCGTGAGTACGGGCGGGTGGCGCTGGCAAAAAATGAAGGTGCCAAGTTCCTTCGGGCCACGCCCATAGCGGCAGTTGCCGCACTCCTGCTCACGCTGCGGCGGGAACGGAGTTGTCATTCCAGATCACCTTTAAGTAGATGGACTGAGCGTTCTTGGGCTTCTGTTGCCAGGACGCCTCGATGCGCTGCAGCACCGTCACCCGGTCGTCGGCCCAGACAATCCCCCGGCCGGCATCCATCACGGCGCCCGCCAGGTTGTCCAGATCGGAAGTGCCCGGGCCAAAGAAGGTCAAGTGCAAAGCCGCCACTTGCCCCTTCTCGAGCGGCGGCAGCGTCCACCACTCGGTCAGGATTGATCGAACGGTCTCCGTCCATTCCCTGTAACGGCTGTCCTTGTAGGGCCGGCCGCGCAGCGTGAACCGCGGTCGGGACTTCGGCTGCAGCGGCACCGGCAGCACGAAGTCGGCTGTGCGTAATCCCATCAGAAGGGGATCTCATCAGGAACCTCCTGGCTTTTGCGCAGCCGCTGGCTGGGGCTGAGCGCCTCCGGTTCTGGCTCGCGCTCAAACACCGGGGTCTCTTCTTCCGCGAGAACAAAGCCCTCGGTCTTCTCAAAGACAGGCGCGTCATCGACTGCCTCGTAGGAGACGTGCTCAAGCACCTGGACCTGCAGCAGCTCGAGGCTCATGCCCTTGCCAGTCGGGGTGTCCCATCCCCAGGGCTGGAAGGCGACGCGGATCTTGCTGCCGTTGCCGATCAGCTTGGTGGCGGGCCAAGGGTTGAGCTTGGCGTCGGTGACCACAGGAGC